GTTTTGATTCCGACGAGCGAGCCTCGAACACAAAGCAACTTTCAAAGCCTCTTTAACCTAGGGGGGTCTTATGATATAATGCCCCTATGGTTAAAAAATTAATAAGTAAATCAGAATTCGCAGATTTAGCAAATGTAAGCGCAGCCGCCATAACAAAGGCTTGCAAGACAATTTTAAAAGAAGCTGTAGTAGGAAAAAGAATCGACGCAGCACACCCCACCGCAGTTAAATATTTAAATTCAAAAAGACCAAAAAAAGAAACAAGTAAATCTCCAGCAATCGGCATAGACTCAAAATACGAAGAAGCAGTTTTACTATGTAAAGAGACGGGAAACTATAGCGCGACTAATTTACAAAGAAAATTAGGCATAGGATGGGAGCGAGCCAAGTCAATTATAAGCATGATCGAAGCAGCAGGGATTAAAAATAAAAATTTTCCAAAAGCGGATCCAAAAGAAGATAAGCCGAAAATAAAAGAAAAAGTAATAGAGTATGAAATCGGGATGGGTGACGATGGTGAGCCTCACCAAAGAGGCCACGCATCAAAAAACGAATCAAAAAAACAAGGTAGATTTGATATAGGGGCATTCGTAGTTCCTGAATATATCGGAGAGTTAGCGGAATTATCTCTAAGAGAAATAATAGAGCAATACGGAACAGATGTGCGCTTTTTAGATTGGCTTAAAGCAACAAAAGAGATAGAGAATATTGACGAAAAACGTGTAAAAAATGCACAATTAAGGGGTGAACTTGTAAGCCGTAAAGCCGTAAAGATCGGGATAGTAGACCCTATAGACGCAGCACACACAAGAATGCTAACCGATGGGGCTAAGACAATCGCAAGAAGATCGATGGCACTAAGTAAGGCAGGTAAGGACCTAACAGAAATCGAAGAATTTATTAAAGATCAATTATCTTCTTTCATTAGACCCGTAAAATCTAAAGTAGCAAAAGCCTTTAAAAATGTTTGATATTGACAGTATAGGAACTGATTGGATAGTCGAAGAAGTAGAGGGGTTAACGGATTATGTAAAGCATACTAAGCCATCAGATTTTAATGAAGAAAATAGATACCTTCCAGAGTCAGTAACTTCGATACCAGGATACATAAGATATGACGTAAACCCATTTATGAGAGAGATTATTGATTGCGCGGATATCGATAGTCCAGTAAGAGAAGTAAATCTTATGAAGGGTGTTCAGATTACTTACTCAACGGTGCTTGAATCGATTGTACTTTACTTTGCAGCGCACGTTAAAACACTTCCAATGATGTACATGACAGCCGATAAAGAACTTGCAAAAGCAAGGATAGAAAATAACTTTTTGCCAATGTTCAATCAATCAAGCTTAGGCGATATCATTCGATCAAGCGACGAAGGGAACAGCCGTAAAACAGGTAGCACGGCTAACCATTTACAATTCGCAGGTGGAGCATATTTAGTTCCATTTGGTGCAATTAACGCAAATAAGATGAGATCGTATTCAATCGCGCTTATGCTAAAAGATGAAATAGACGCATGGCCCGATACGGTTGGAAAAGACGGGGACCCAGACAAGCTATCAGATGGTCGCTTAAAAGGATACTGGGATAGAAGAAAGATTTTTAGAGGATCAACACCACTAATAAAAGGCATCTCGAAAATTCACAAAGCATATTTGAGAGGCGATCAAAGAAGATATATAGTCCTATGTGTAAAGTGCAAGCACGAGCAGTATTTAAAATGGAGTACGAGGGACAAAGAAACAGATATCGAAGGCGGTTTTAAGTGGGAAATAGTGGATGGAACACTAGACTTAGAATCAGTACGATATTGTTGTCAAAAATGTGGTCATGAGCATTATGAATATGACAAAGAGAGACTTTTTTCAGCAGAATTTGGCGCATATTGGAAGCCGACAGCGAACCCAGCGGAACCAGGGATAAGATCGTATCATTTACCAGCAATGTATTCGCCAATTGGTATGGCCCCTTGGTCAAGTTTAGTTTCAGATTATCTTGATGCCTATGACAATATAGAGAAAAAAGTAAAAGACATGGGGCTTTATCAAGTATTTTATAACAATGTATTGGCAGAACCTTTCGAGATAATGGGTTCAAAAATTACCTTTACAAGCGTATCAGCTCACAGAAGATCAGTTTACAGACTAGGGCAAATTCCAAACCTATACGCAAAGCAACACTCAGGATCACCAATACTTTTATTAACTTGCCAAGTGGACGTTCATAAAAGAAATTTAGCCGTTTCAGTTATGGGATGGACAAAGGGATTAAAGCCTTATGTAATTGATTACTGGAGATTTGAGACAGAAAAAGAGGACGAAGATTGTCAAGATGCAAACAATAAAGTTTGGGGTAGGTTAAGAGAACTAATCGAAGAGAAAGAATATATAGCCGATGACGGTAAAAAGTATAGAATTTCTATAACATTCATAGATGCAGGATACGCAAATGATACAGTTACAAGTTTTTGTGCAGATTATCAAGAGGGTGTTTACCCAATTTTAGGACGTGATAGACCAGGTAAAAACCAATCGATAAAAGAGTTCTCAGAGTTCACAACTCAGTCGGGTACTGTAGGTTATAAGATTGTGGTAGACCATTACAAAGACAGGCTAGCAACTGTTCTTAGAAGACAATGGTATGAAGAATCTGGAGAACAAAAACAGTATCACTTCAATGCACCAGTAGACATAACAGATAAACAATTAAAAGAGCTTACAGTAGAAACACGAAGAAAAAAGACCGACGATAAAGGTCAAGACACTTACTTTTGGCATAGACCGGGCGGCGCACAAAATGAACTTTGGGATTTACTTGTATATGGGAGTGCAGCGGTTGAAATGTTGGCATGGGCGATTTGTATTAAGCACTTTGAGCTTGAAAAAGTAGACTACGATCAGTTTTGGGAGTACATAGAAAGAGAAAAATTGTACTTTCAAGAATAAATTTTATGATATACTACGATAAGAACGCAGTAAAAGGTGACTATTTTTAATGACAAGAGCATTTACTTTAGATCGAATTACAGCAACTAAAGCTTTGATCATAGCCTACGAGGACGCTATTTTAGCGGTAACTACGGGCGGAGTTCAATCCTATGAATTAGACACAGGGCAAAGCCGTCAAAGGGTAACAAAGCTTGATATTAATCAGATGCAAAAAGTAATCGACTCACTCATGAACCGATTAGTTACACTTGAAGCACGGTTAACTGGAAACGGTACAACAGTAGTGAGAGCAGCATGGTAGATCAACAAAATTTCTCAGATATTCAAGAACAAACCAAACAAATATTAGAAACTTTCAATAGTGGATCATTACCACAAAAAATAAACATAGATCAAATGGCAAGTTATGAATCAAGTCAATCATCATCTTGGAGTGGAGATAAGTTTGTAGGCGGCTTCGGGCTTACAAAAGATTACGATATTGTTGATTATGACCTAATAAGAACACGCTCAAAACAACTTTTTACAGAAAATCTTTATGCAAAAGGTCTTATTAAAAGACTAATCACAAACGAAATCAACAAAGGGTTAGCTCTTGAATCGACACCAGACGCAGAAATTTTAAGTATTAAAGCCGATACTTTAGCCGATTGGTCTGAAAACACAGAGAGACGCTTTAATATTTGGGGAAAAAATCCAGAGATTAGCGACTATAAAGGGCTAGAAACATTCGGGAAAAAGCAAAGACAAGCCCGCATGATGGCTATTATTTCGGGAGATGTCTTAGTATTATTAAGACAAGGGATAACAGGATTACCATTAGTGGATTTAATTGATGCGGACCATGTAGAAAACCCTCAAACAGATAAGCAATTAAGAGCAGTTACAAGCAGAGGAAACACCGTAGAGCATGGTGTAGAATTGGATGCAGCTGGCAGACATATAGCTTTCTTTATCAGACAATCAAACGGAACCCATAAAAGAGTTACGGCAAAAGGCTCAAAGACAGGCAGAAAGCAAGCATGGCTTCTATATGGGTCTGAAAAGCTTCTTGATGATGTACGGGGTCAATCACTTTTAGCAGTAGTTATCCAATCACTTAAAGAGATCGACAGATATAGAGATGCAGAACAGCGCGCAGCAGTTATTAACTCAATGATTGCAATGTGGGTAAAGAAAACAGATGATAAGCCAGGAACTTTGCCGATGGGTGGGGGAGCAACTAGAAAAGATTCAGTAGAAACGCAAAATGACTCACAAGGTCGTAAAGATGTGCAATTTTCTTCTAATCTTCCAGGTATGGTTATGCAAGAACTTCAAACAGGCGAAGAGCCAGTAAGCTATGATACACGCAGACCAAATGTAAACTTCGGAGTATTTGAGACAGCGACATTAAGCGCGATTGCATGGTCTCATGAAATGCCACCAGAAACACTTTTTTTGCAGTTTCAAAATAACTATTCAGCAAGCCGCGGGGCTACAAATGAATTTAAAATGTATCTTGAAAGAGCAAGAACAGGTTTTGGAGAGGAATTTAACGCACCTATTTATCAAGATTGGTTACTTTCTGAAATACTTTTAAATAATATCTCAGCAGATGGATTTTTAGACGCATGGGCGAACATTAACGAATGGGATATTTTAGGCGCATGGATTCTTTCAGATTGGGCGGGGGCAATTAAGCCTAATGTGGACTTACTTAAAGAGGTAAGAGCATATATGGAGTTAGTAAATTCAGGTTGGATAACTAGAGATAGAGCAGCTAGAGAATTAACAGGCATGAAGTATTCAAAAGTAGTTCAACAGCTAGTGAGAGAAAACGAAGATTTAGGAAAAGCGTTACAGCCTTTAATCAACACAGGTTTGATTAAAGATCAAAATGCAGACACAGAAGAAACAGACATAGATGAGGAAAACTAAATGGCTGAAATAGTAAATTGTATAGGAGGTCAATGGACGAAAGTTGCAACAGCTATAACAAATGGAAGGGCGCAACGTTTAGATAATAATGCGAACCTATACTATTTTGCATCAGTTGCAACAGGATCAGCCGCACCAACAGTAATTGAAGACGGAAAAATGATGTGCGGAACATTGGTTGATGATGGGGTAGATCAATTAGATCTATATATTTGGCCAGTAGGTGCAGATAGTAATATTAAAATAACTACACTCTAAGGAAGTTAAGATGAACAATAGCATGAATGGACCACTAAGAACAGTCCAAGATTACGCACTAGAAGTATCAAGAGGAAGAGTGAATGGTGCAAAACCAATTCAAGGGATTGGAAGATTAGTAACAGCAGGGGCAGTGACAAATAATATTATATGGCCTAATGGTGCTTTTAATATCCCACTTATTACTGGTGACACGGTATCTATAGTAAGTTCAAGCGATCAAGATAAGCCAGGCGGAACAGGAATACGATCAATTGAGATGCACTATGTAGATGTAGATTTAGCAGAAAAAAGCATTACTATAGATTTAAATGGTGTTACACCAGTTGCGAGCTTCTTAACAGGAGTAAGATTTATACAATGTTTGCATGTTCATACAGCAGGGTCAGGAGCAGCAGCGGCAGGGCTAATAGAAGTATATAGAGAGGGCGCACCTACAATTATATTTAGTCTAATAGAAGTTGCTGCAGTTAGATGTACTTCATCTGCAAGAATGGTTCCAGCAGGTAAGCAATTGATGCTTTTAGGAGCTGTAGGAAGTTCGGTAAGCGGAACAGCAGCAGCAGGAACTAATGTTGAAATTGTAGCAACTGAACTAGATTCACATCAATACATTGATCCATATATTTTTATCCCATATCCAAGTATAGGCGTTCAAGATGGAAGTGAAGCATACACATTTCCTACTCCAGGAAAATTTAAACCAGGAACAATTTTGGCAATGAGGGCAACAACCGATAAATCATCAGTAATTTCAGGCGATTGGTTCGGAATTTTAGAAGATTTGGTGGAATAAAATGAAACTTTATGCAGCAGATGAAGGCTTTTTAGAAGGCTATCTAGCAAAATTAGAAAACGCAACCAATGAAGATATTTCAGCAGCAAGAGAAATGTTTGGGAATGAAGATCAAGCAAGTATCTCTTCAGTTGATGGTGGAGTTGGAACGATCACAATATCAGGAGTATTAACTCCAGATGGTCCAAGCCCTTTAGCTAGATTTTTCGGATTTGGTGGAACTTCATATAATGATATTATTGCAGAAGCTAAAAGCCTAAAAGATGATGATTCAATTGAAAAAGTTAGACTCATTATGAAAACACCAGGCGGAACAGTCGAGATGGCTAACGAAGCCAGAGTAGCGATCAAAGATTTAGCATCTAAAAAAACAGTTATAGCAGAAAATCACGGGCAAATTGCATCAGCAGGATATCTACTTGCAGGTCCAGCAACAAAAATTATAGCAATGTCTCCTTTTGCAATTACTGGTTCAATCGGTGTAGTTATTGCAGGGCTTGATGTAACAGAAGCTATGGCAAGAGAGGGCATTAAGAAAATAAAGATTGTTTCAAAAAATGCCCCAAATAAACAATCTGACCCGACAACAGAAAAAGGTAGAGAGAGACTACAGGAAGAAATTGATGCAGCTGAACGTGTTTTTATGGCAGCAATTGCCGAAGATAGAAATACCACAGCCGAACACATCATTGAAAATTTCGGAAAAGGTGGAATGCTAATAGCACAAGACCCAGACAAAGAAAAACCAGATGCTATTTCGGTTGGTATGATCGATGGCATTGAAAACAGCTCATCACAATCAATAGAAAGCACAGAAAGTGCAATTATAGCGAAGGAGAACGAATTACGCTATAATTTGGCAGAGAACGAAACAAGCGTAGAGAGTCAAAAGACTCTTCAACAAGAAGCCGCCAATGGCGGAAATATAAACGGAGAAAAATCTATGGATTTAAACACATTAAAAGCCGAACATCCTGCTATCTTCCAAGAGGCGGTAAATGTTGGAGCTTCACAAGAGCGTGAACGTGCAGAAGCTCACTTAACAATGGGCGAAGCATCGGGCGATATGGCTTTCGCTGTAGTATGTATTAAAGACGGTTCAGAAATGAGCGCAAATGTAAATGCAAAATACATGGCTGCTAGCATGAAAAAAAATCAAGTTGAAGCAAGAGGAGATGAGAGTGAAGGCAATCTTGAAACAGAAGCAGTAGCTGCTAACACAAAAGATGATGCAGTAGCAACAGCTTTAGCGAAACTTACAGGGGGAGAAGATGTCTAATCCAGTAATCACAAACGTAGACCAAGGTACGGTAATTTTAGCAGATGCAATTCATGATGATGCAATTATTGCTTTCCCTGGTGCTGATACTTATGTTGAAGGTACAATCCTTGCACGTAAACAAGTAGCGGACGCGGTAACAGCCTCGGCTTTTACAGGTACAGGGTCAGGAACTATTTCGGCTTCTGTAGTTGCATCGGGTCAAGTTGTGCCTATAGTAGGAGCGTATGCTCTTACGTGTACGGCGGCAGTAGCTAATGGGGGAGTATTTAAACTCGAAGACCCAAATGGAGCTATTGTAGCTACGGAATTAACGTTAACGGTTGCAGACGGAGGCACGACAGACTTCGAAGTAGCGGGACTAGCGTTTACAGTCCTAGAGGGAACAGTAGCAGACTTTGCAGTAGCAGACTTTGCGACTATGACAGTAGCAGCAGATGGTGACGTAGTTATTTATGCAGTAGATGGTGCAGGTGGCGCGCAAGTTGCTTCTTTAGTTCTTACTTACGATATCACAACAACAGGGGTAGCAGATGTTTCAGCTCGTGTTATGGTTAGCGGTAGAGTAAGACGTGAGAGACTTGTAATCGATGCAGGTGGAACAGTAACAGATGATATTGTTGATTCACTTCGTGACTATAGTATCGTGGCTGAAAAAGTCAACGAACTAAATATTCTTGATAACCAATAAGGGGAACAAATGAGCGGAAAAACAACAAAAGTAATGCTAACTGCTTACGAGCAGTTATCAACAGTAACTTTATTTCTTGCGGGGATGTTTCAATCACCGCGTGAAAACTTTCACAATTCAGAGTCAGTTGAGATTGACATCGAGAGAGAAGATGAAGATATCTCTATCGTTGTTCAAGATTTAAGTTCAAGCGGCAGAAATAATGCGGCTGATATTTACACGAACAAAGAGTTTAAGCCACCTATTCACAAAGAAAAAGGGCCTATTAACGCTCATACGTTAATTACTCGTAATCCTGGTGAAGATCCATTTCAAATGGTTGATTTTATTGCAAATGCAATTCAACGCGGTATTAAACTTGGAAGTAAAATGTTTCGTAAAATTTTACGTTCAATCGAAGTTCAAGCAAGCCAGGTTCTTACAACTGGTACGGTTACACTTACAGATGAAAACGGGGTAGCGGTTTATACAATTGATTATAAGCCAAAAGCAACTCACTTTCCAAATGCAGCTGTAGCATGGGATAATGCTTCATCTACGAAAATTGCAGACTTACTTGCACTATGTAGAGTAATTAAAACAGATGGTAAACTTACACCAGATATGTTAATCATGGGCGAAGGTTCTTATGAGCTTTTCATTCAAGATGCAGATGTGCAAGAGCGTTTAGATAACCGTCGTATTGAGGGCAATGGCATCGTTCCATTGGATCGCATGGGCGACGGTGGTATTTACCGTGGTGTTGTTGAAGTAGGTAACTATAAGTTAGATATCTGGACTTATGACGGTCAATACAAAGACCCACAATCAGGAGATATCGTTCAATTTATCGCAGATGATAAAGTTGTTGTTCGTGCTTCAAAAGGTCGCTTAGATGCAACTTTTGGTGGTGTTCCTCGTATTGGTGGTCGTGATCCACGCGTACCTGCTCAATTAACAGAGCGCGTAAGTATCCCAGGGCGTACTTTTGACATTCAAAATAACGCTTGGATTACAGAAGATGGCGAGACAATGTTCGTACAAGTTGCAACACGTCCTCTATTGATCCCAACTGCAATCGACACTTTCGGGTGTTTAGATACTCTTATTTAAGGATAATCGATGAACCAAGCAGAAAAAAAAGCCCAAGAAGAAGCCGAAGCAAAAGCTAAGGCGGAACAAGTGGCAGCAGATAAAGCAGCAGAAAAAAAAGCCCAAGAAGAAGCCGAAGCAAAAGCTAAGGCGGAACAAGTGGCAGCAGATAAAGCAGCAGAAAAAAAAGCCCAAGAAGAAGCCGAAGCAAAAGCTAAGGCGGAAGCAAAGAAAAAAGGTTTTTTCATCGCTGAAGGTAAATCAATGACCTCTAAAAAAGGCATTTTGGCACCAGGCGCAGAAGTTAAGCCAGAGTTTGTTAGTGGAGGTCAAGAAACAATTGACTTTCATGTAAAACGCGGAACAATCGTAGAAGTTAAGTAATGAGTTTGAGACAGATAGCCGAAGAAGACCTAGGAGCCATTTTAGAAGATGGAGCTATGGGCTTTGGTTGGACTATCTCAATCACAGACCCAAGTGGATTAAATAAGCCTTTTACTGGTTTTTCAGATGATATCAGTCAATTAATTGACCCTGATACTGGAGAAGCTGTAAGTGGCCGTTTAGCATCGGTAGCGATAAGAATTTCATCATTAACTTTAGCAGGGATGACACTCCCTGTAGGTATTGCAGATTCAAACAAAAAGCCTTGGATTATAGAGTTTAATGACATAAATGGAAACCCTTTCAAATTTAAAGTATCTCAATCTAATCCAGATCGTGCTTTGGGATTAGTAACTTGTTTACTGGAGCTATACCAATGATAGAAACATTAATAGATAAACAAGACAATTTTGAAGTCATAAGAGATCAGATAGCAGCTATCCTAAAAACAGAAAGCACAAATCAAGAAGCTTTAGCAACAGCCGCAGCAAAAGACCCAGACGATTGGAAATTAAGAGTATTCGTAGAGAGATCAAACCCATGGGAACAGTTTTTAAATAAACAAGACGATCAAAGTCCAATCGTAAATGTTTGGTATGATAATTCAAACTTCGATCAAAGCAAAAGTAACATCATGGAGCGTCAAGGAACTACAGCAATTTTTAATATAGATTGCATAGGGTTTGGCATAAGTTCAGACGATGGTGGAACAGGACATAATCCAGGAGACAGAGAGGCGGCATTTAAGGCCCAAAGAGCATTAAGGCTAGTGAGAAACATTCTAATGGCCGCAGAATATACATATTTAGGGCTTAGAGGATTAGTAGGTCAAAGATGGCCCCAATCGGTAACATCTTTTCAACCACCTATAGAAGGTAGACCAATTCAGCAAATAGTAGGCGCAAGAATAGCTTTAAGGGTAGAATTTAATGAATTTAGCCCGCAAGTCGTTCCAGTTGTGCTAGAATTAGTGTCAGTAAATGTAATCAGAGCAGAAGATGGCGAAATTGTCATAAATGCTGATTATGAATCTACACCATAAAGAAAGGAAACCACATGAGTACAGCAGTTGACGCTTCAGCAGTAGCAAGAGTAGTCGGAATTAAAACATCGTTTGTTAATTTAAGAGGTGGAGTAGCACTTTTACCACAAAGAATCGCAATCGTAGGTCAAGGTTCATCTTTATCAGTTTACAGCAACGATAAAGCACAAGTAACGAGCGCATTAGAAGTGGCGCAAACATACGGATTTGGTAGCCCACTGCATTTAGCAGCGTTGCAACTATTTCCTACTAATGGAGACGGTGTTGGCACTATTCCAGTAACGGTTTATCCTTTAGATGACGATGGAGGGGGCGCACCATCAACAGGTGATATTACCCCAACAGTAGTACCAACAGAAGCAGCTTCATATATTGTTAGAATCAATAATATTGACTCCGAGCAATTTGTTATCCCATTAGGGGCATCAGTTGCAGACGTAACTTTATTGATGACAAATGCAATCAATGCAACACTTGAAATGCCAGTTATTGCAGCAGATGGAGCGACAGTAACAAACTTAACTTCCAAATGGGAAGGAACAAGTGCCAATGATATCTATGTAGAAGTTATTGGATCAGCTACAGTTGGAAATTCTTTTGTAGTAACACAGCCTGTAGGAGGTTTAATTAACCCTAATATCGATGCAGCACTTGCACAAGTAGGTAACATCTGGGAAACAATGGTATTAAATTGTTTAGATATTGCAGACACTGCGACATTAACAAAATATGCAACTTTTGGAGATGGCCGTTGGGGTGCGTTAGTTCGTAAACCTTTAGTAGTATTTACAGGTAATACAGCATCAACAGTAACGTTGGCAACAGCGGTATCAGATGCGCGTAAAACAGATCGAACAAACTCTCAATTAGTAGCACCAAGTTCAAATGATCTTCCTTTTGTGGTAGCATCACGACAACTTGCACGTATTGCAGTTTTAGCAAACAACAACCCACCGCATGACTATGGAAGCCAAGCAGCGACAGGATTAACACCTGGTGCAGATGGAGTTCAATGGACTTATCCAGAGAGAGATGCAGCGGTAAAAGCTGGAAGCTCAACAATCGAAGTAAAAGACGGTGTTGTTAATATTTCAGATGTAGTTACATTCTATCATCCAACAGGTGACGTTACACCAGCTTATCGTTTCGTAGTTGATATCGTAAAGCTTCAAAATATTATCTTCAATTTAGATTTAATTTTTGCAACAGCGGAATGGGATGGTGCGCCACTTATTCCAAACGATCAACCAACGGCTAATCGATCAGCTAAAAAGCCTAAAATGGCAGTATCAGCTATTTCATCAATGATTGATAGTTTGGCACTACAAGCGATCTTGAGCGATCCATCAACGGCAAAAGCAAATACATTCGCAGAGATTAGTTCAACTAATCCAAAGCGTTTAGATGCACGTACAACGGTACAGTTAAGCGGTAATTCAAATATCATTTCAGTTGATCTTGATTTTGGATTTTTCTTTGGCACTCCAACAGTAGTGGCATAAAAATTTAAGGAGAAACTATGGCAGCAGTAGGCGGAAGTATTGAAGCTATTACGTTATCGGGTCGCAGCTTTGCAGTTGCAGCCGATGCGGAAGCACAACGTAAATTAGGTGGATTTGAAAATGAAGTCCAATCAAACGGTGACGGATCAGCCCGTATCATTAAAACGAGAGTTCCTTTATCACTAGATGGATTAACTTTAGAAATTGATGATGATCGTGCAGATCAAGAATTCTTACAAGATTTATCAGATGGAACAGATTATTTTCCAATTGATATCACGTATGCATCGGGTTCAGTCTATCAAGGTTCAGCGCAGATCGTAGGCGAAACACAGGTAAGTAGCCAGAACGCTACAGCAGCAGTTTCATTAATGGGACCAGGTAAACTTACAAAACAATCGTAAAGGGTAGATGATGAGTGAAAAGAAAAAAGAAGTTATTGCAAAAGAAGTAGCAGAAGCAGAATTTGACCGTTTTGCAGAAGCTATGGATTTAGAGTTAGAACCTGCTGATATGGATGCAGAAGATAAAAAAGGTTTAGACGCTCAAAAAGGCAGATTGATTAAAGCAATCATGTCAGGCTCTTTGATTATTAACGAAAATGGAGAGCCAGTTTATACACCTCAACGTGCAGGTGAAAACGTAAATCCAATCACTTTCAGTGAGCCGACAGGTGCTTCACTTATGGCAATGGATAGAAAAAAGCGAACTGAAGATGTTGGAAAGTTATATGCAACGATGGCAGATATTACAGGTCAAAGCTCAGGTATTTTTTCTAAAATGAAAATGGGTGATTTAAAAATCTGTATGGCGATCACTACGCTTTTTTTGGGCTAGTACGGACTAATTTAATCCGTAACGGTGGAGAGCAAAGAATCCCAAAGGGAGGAAACACTTTCCAGCCTGTTTATACTGAAATGTTGATACAAGTTACAAGAGATTATTCGGGTTTGCCAGATGTAAGAACGCTCAAAGCACACGAAATAAGATTTTTTTATGACGGGCTAAGGGCAGAATTAAAACAACACAGTAAAGGGAGTTAAGATGGCAGGTCGGTTTAGCGTTGAAGCAGTATTCAAAGCAGTCGATAAAGTCACAGCTCCAGTTACACGCATGCAAAACAGAGTAGGGAAACTTACTCGATCAATGGGGAGAGGTTTTCAGCGATTAAATAAGACCGTTGACAAATTTTCCTCAGGCATAAAAAAGGGTGGTATAGCAGTTGTAGCCTCTTTAGCTTTAACAACAGCAGCGATGGCAGATGTCGTAAGTATAGGCGCAGAGTTTGAGCAAACCTTAGTTAATGCCGCCGCAAAATTCCCTGGTGAAATACGAAAAGGCACAGAAGCCTTTAAACTTCTTGAAGACGCAGCAAAAAAAACAGGGGCTACCACAGAATTCACAGCAAGCCAAGCAGCCCAAGCACTAAACTTCTTAGCGATGGCAGGTTTTGACGCAGAGGGAGCAGTCGCAGCACTTCCAGGCGTTGTTGATTTAGCCACATCAGCGCAGATCGATCTAGCAACCGCAACAGATGTAGCATCTGATTCTTTAGGTGCATTTAATCTTATGACAAAAGACTCAGCTCAATTAGGTAAAAATCTTGCAAGAGTAAATGACGTTATAGCCAAAACAGCAACAAGCGCGAATACTACAGTAGAAGATCTATTTGAAGCGATGAAAGAGGGTGGTCCAGTTGCAACTACAGCAGGGGCATCGATTGAAACTTTCTCGGCATTAGCAGGAGAATTGGCAAACGCGGGTATTAAAGGAAGTCGAGCAGGTACTACTTTAAAAAATATGTTCTTAGGTTTAGCAGCACCAACAGCAGGAGCTTCAAAGATACTAAAAAGATTAGGTGTACAAACTCAAGACGCAGATGGAAACTTACTTGATATTGTGGACGTATTGGGAAGCTTAAATAAATCATTAGATGGACTTGGAACGGCTGAACGATCAGGAGTATTAGAAGGAATTTTTGGAAAGATACCAATCGCAGGAGTAAATGTTCTATTAGGATCAGGGGCAAAAAAACTAAATGCTTATAGGAAAGAACTTGAAGGTGCTTCGGGAGCTTCAACAAAAATGGCATCAGTAATGCGAGATACTTTACAAGGTAGATTAAAGTCTCTTAACTCAGCAATAGAGGGTGTTAAGATTCAAATATTTAGCATGACATCGGGACCACTATCGGATGCAGTAGATAAAATGACAGAATGGGTAAGAGCAAATCAAAAAGTAATAGCAACTAAAATAGGGGCTTTTATATCTGGACTCATTACAAACTTTAAAAGTATAGTTAAATGGGTTAAACGTATAGGAATAGGTTTAGCAGTATTCTTTGCTTTTACAGCAGTATTAAAAACGCTTGTATTAGTCATGACGGCTGTAAATCTTGTTATGGCAGCAAATCCTATAGGGTTGATTATTTTAGGCATAATGGCTCTTATAGCGATAGTATCAACAGCTATTATTTGGTGGGATGAACTTAAAGCATCTTTCATGGAAATAGGATGGGTACAAACAATAATAAAAGCTTTTGAAGGGGCCGCGCTTTTAATTCAAGGAGCATGGGAGCCAGTTGGAGAATTCTTTGGATCATTATGGGATGGAGTAATTCAAACATTCAATTCAGCAGTTGAGATTATAACAGGCATAGCAGATAAAGTATCAAGCATAACATCTGGTATTGTAGATACTATTTCAAGCATAGGCGGTGGAGTTGCAGACTTTTTTGGGTTCGGGGACGATGAAGAAGAACAAGGCAATAAATCAGCCAGCGAAAGCGCAAACATAGTGACGCCACAAGAACGTGTAGCAAAAACAATCGAAGAGAAAAGATCGACTAGTACTGCAGAAGTAACAATAAAAGATGAAACAGGTCGAGCAGAAGTAACAGGTGGAACACTTGGAAACGGCTTAATGCTTCAACCGTCAGGGGCTTTTTAATGTCATGGTTAGATAGAATAAAAGAGGCAGCATATACTTCGCCAAGTGGAGTTAGAGCCACATTCGATTATGAGAACGTAAGCCGATCTTTTGATAAAAAAACAAGTGCATTTGAGTTTCCAGATGCTAACGGAACATTTGTGCAGGATTTAGGAAGTAGTGGCAGAAGATACCCATTGATAATTTTCTTTTGGGGAGATAACTACGACTTAGAAGCCAATGTTTTTGAAGCTTTATTAGGAGAAATTGGAGTAGGAAAATTAGAACACCCAATTTACGGAACCGTAGATGTAGTGCCTTTCGGAACGATAAAAAGAAGAGATGATCTAAAAACAGCAGCCAATCAAGCAATAATAGAAGTAACTTTTTTTGATACGATAGGACTTGTTTATCCATCATCACAAACAGACCCATCAAGCGCAGTTATAACAGCAGTTGACGAATATAACACAGCATTAGCAGAAGAACTTGGAGATGTAGCCGATTTAACTGGACCTACTGAAAAGAGCGCATTCGGGAAACTTTTAGATAGTGTAAAAGGTGGCTTAAGAGATATCGCAGATGCACAAGAAGATGTTAACAAACAGTTTAATGCTATATATGATTCAATCGATCAGAGTATAGATATCTTAGTAAGCCAGCCTTTAACTTTAGCACTACAAACAGCGCAGTTAATTCAATCACCAGCGAGAGCATTAACAAGCATTCAAGCACGATTAGATGCTTATGGAAATCTATTAAACTCTATAATCACAGGTGATAAAGCAGTATCAACTCCAACAAATGGCGGCAACAACGAATTTAGAACCAAAGATTTATACGCTTCTACATATACAACGGGATCTATTTTATCATCAGTAAATAACGAATTTGAAACAAAATCAGAAGCGATAAGCGCAGCAGAATTTATACTAAATCAATTTCAAGAACTGCAAGCATGGAGAGATGATAATTTAGTATCACTTTCAGTTATAGACACAGGCGGATCATACCAGCAACTACAAGAAGCCATAGCATTAACAGCAGGTTTTTTAGTGCAGATATCTTTCTCGTTAAAGCAAGAAGTAATTTTAGTATTAGACAGAGATCGAACCATGATAGATTTAGTTGCAGAATTATATGGAAGCATCGATGATGAGTTAGACTTTTTTATAAATTCAAACAACCTTACAGGCTCAGAGATTTTAGAGCTTCCAAAAGGTAGAGAAATTGTCTACTACATATAGTGTTACGCTAGGTGACACATTCGACATAATATCGAGAAAAAAGTATGGAACAGAAAAAGAAGCCTTAAAAATTGCAAAAGCTAATCCAGGAGTAGTTGAGCCTTTAACAGTCGGCATATCAATAATTATTCCAGACCTACAAGAAGCACCAAAAAATAAAACACACGATGCAGAATCAAGCAATGTTGATGAAGTAGCGATCTTAATCGATGGCAAAAGATTCAGATTTTGGGACAAAGTAAAAATAACAAAATCAGCAGACAAAATAGGGACCATAGATTTAGGCGCACCATTCGACGCAGATTCAAAAGACTTTAGAGAGATCTTTAAGCCATTTTCATTTAAAAGCATAAACGCAACAGTAGGTGGAGAAACTTTTTTTACTGGTACAATGGTTGCAATTAACCCAGTTTTGGAAAACACAAAAAAAGTAATAGCGGTTAGCGGGTATTCTTTACCTGGCGTTTTAAATGATTGTACTTCACCAGCAAGCACATTAGAATTATTAGAGTTTCAAGGTCAAGGCTTAAGAGAAATTGCAAAAACTTTACTAGAGCCATTCGGGGTTAGTGCAGAATTTAAAGACGATCAAGGTGCAATTTTTGATTTAGTTGCAATAGAGCCAACAAAAAAGATTTTAGAATTCTTAATAAAACTTGCAAAAGAAAGAAATTTAATTATTTCAAGTACACCAAAAGGCAATCTTCTTTTCCGTAAATCAGCAGAAACAGGAAAGCCAGTTGCAAATTTAATCCAAGGGCAATCGCCTTTATTATCTGTCACACCTCTTTTTAATCCACAGCAATACTATAGCCATATAACGGGAATAGAACCAGCAATAACAGGGCTAAAAGGCTCAAAATTTACAGTTAAAAATGAAAGATTAAAAGGCTCAATAAGACCGCTAAGTTTTAATGTATCAGATACAAATGGCGGCGACACAAAAGAAGCAGTAGAGTCAAAAATGGGTAGAATGTTTGGAAGTATGGCTTCATATTCAATTAGTGTATCTTCTTGGAGGGACCCACAGGGGAATTTATGGGAGCCAAGCACAACGCTTAAACTAGAAGCAAAAGATGCCATGATATACTCATCTTATGAGTTTGAAATAAGATCGGTTGATTTCCTTGAAGATAGATCAACTCAGACAGCCACATTGAATTTAATTATCCCAAATTCATTTAGTGGAAAAATACCAGAGGTTTTACCGTGGGACGAATAGGAACTTTACTATCTTTTTTAAGATCAGATAAAAACGGGACCAAAGTATCACAATCAAAAATTGACACAGGAGGCGGGGCAAATATTACCGTCGATCACTATGCACCATTAGGAGATGATTCATCTCCACTTGAAAACGATTTCGTATTTACTTCAGAAATTCCACAAAGCGGTGGGATGGTAGCAGTTGCATACTTAGACCCAAAGAACGATTCAAAAGCAGAAAAAGGTGAAAAAAGAATCTATGCAAGAAAAGCGGATGGTTCGGTATCGGCTGAAATTTGGCTAAAAAGCGATGGAACGATAATAGTAACTAATGATGGGGGTGACAATACTTTTAACCCTGACGGCTCTGTAGACTTTGCAAATGGCGCAAAGCTTGACGCATCAGGAGATTATCTTTCATCAACAAATATTAGCCTATCAAATCATACACACGTTGGAAACATGGGAAGCCTAACGGGGCCACCACTACCATGAGTTTAGATCCAGCTAACGGAGCAATCCTAACGCAAGCAGCAGTAGACGCACAAATACAAAGAGGAATAGACGGCGACCCACTTTTATCACCAACAGATATAGCGAAAGAACTTGCACAAGCATATCTTGATTATTCAAAAGGCGGAACATTACCAGGGGCTGATTTAACTGTAGGCGGTACAAAAGCGTTATTAGATACAGCATTTATTTCAGACAATACAGCGGCAACGATTGATAGTCTAGCGGCTGGAGTATGTAATTATTGGTCTACAAATAACGCAAACGGAGTTCCAGCACATGGGGGGTCGGTGGTCATATCTGTAGTAATAAACGGTGCATCAATGATAGCTGCCATGAAAGCAGTTATACAGGCGTTAGTAAATAATCCATCAAGTAACGGATGGGTAACTTTTTATGAAGATACAGAAGCCATAGTGAACGCAATTCCATGCGTAGTTACTGAATTAGTAGGAAGCACACCAACACCATTTCCAGAGGCAATATCATGAATCAACAAGGCGACGTTTTACTATTCCAGACTATAGAAGACGGAGAAATAAACGTAACAGGCGGAATAGTAGAAACATCAAGCGGATTAGAAACTTCTGCATATCTATCATTATTTGGTGGGAATGAAGATGATAATGGATTAGAAAATAATGACAAAACTTGGTGGGCTAATTTAAATGAGAATGAAAAAGATAAAAAATTTGTAAGCGAAACGCAAAACTTATTAAAATCATTACCCGCAACAAGTGGAAATTTAAGAAGAATTGAAGATGCAGCAAAAAGAGATTTAGACTGGATGTCTCCCGCTATAGAAGTTTTAGCTACAATACCACAGTTGAATAGAGTAAAATTAGCTATAACAATTGGTGAAAATCAAATGGAATTCATAGAAAACTGGAGCGCAAACAAATGAGCCTACAAACACCAACAACAAAAGAGATAAGCGACAATATAATTGCTCAACTAGAGGCATCATTGGGGCAAACAATACCGCTTATGCCAAAATCATTTTTAAGAGTACTTTCAAAAGTTATAGCTGGTGTATTTATGCTTCTTTATAAGTATGGTGGCTTTATATTTCTACAAATGTTTGTAAGTACTGCAAGCGATAAAGAAACAATCATTAATGGCAAAACAATTATCCCAATTATAGAATGGGGAAGATTAATAGGGATAGGAGACCCAGTAGCCGCCACAAACGCAGAATTATTAATAGATATTGCAGTAACAAATCAAACAGGATCGTTATCATCTGGAACGCAATTGGTAAATGCAGATAATGGGGTCACATATATCACGATAGCATCAGTTTTATTAAATGCAGCGACAGTTCAAGTAAACATAAGAGCGGTTTCAGATCAATCAGGCGGAGGTGGTGCGGGGGCCATTGGAAACCTAGAAATAGGGGATATTGTATCTTTTGCAAACCCACTTCCAAATGTATCAAGAGATGCAGTAGTAAACTCTCAAATAACTACAGGGGCAAATGCAGAATCAACAGAAGCGTACAGACAAAGAATAATTGATAGATTCCAAAAAAGACCACAAGGTGGGGCTTATGCAGATTATGAGCAATGGGGAGAAGAGGTTGTAGGGATAATTAATGTTTATCCATATACTTCAGATTGCCCAGGTCAAGTTGATGTTTATGCAGAAGCTACAGTAGCAAGTTCAGGAAGCCCAGACGGAATACCAACTACTGCACAATTGCAAGCAGTTTTGGACTCTATAGAGTTAGATCAAGCAGGGATACCAACGAGAAGACCAGCGAATGCTTTAGTAAATGCTTTTCCAATAGACAGGCTAGGGTTTGATGTAAGAGTATCTGGTCTGGAAGTAGATGATATAGCAATAGTGCAAGCGAATATTATAACAGGTGTAGAAAATTACTTTTTAGAAAGAGAGCCTTTTATCGTGGGCCTTTCAATACTACCTAGAAGAGATAGAATTACAAGAACGGGAGTTGATGGTGTAGTTGATGACATAGTAAGCGCATCAGGCGGTATTTTCTCAGGAACACAAATAGAACTAAACTCAATAAATATAGAAGCTTATTCACTAGGAATAGGCGAAAAATCAAAAGCATCGACAGTAGTTTTTATATGAATTTTCTTAATATTTTCAAGCATCTTTTACCAAAATCAAGAGCATGGAATATTACACCTGATAAAAATTTAAGAAACTTTTTTGACGGATTGACAGGAACAAATGAAGATGTAAAGAAATTTTACGATGATATCTATGAAGATATTTTTCCACAAACAACATCACAATTAGATTTATGGGAAAATCAATTTGCATTAGGCGAGGCAGGTTTAACAGATCAAGAAAGAAGAGATAGGCTTGATGGAACATGGAAAGAGCTTGGAGGACAAAGCCCAAGTTATATTCAAAATATACTAAGAGATAGAGGATTTGATGTATACATCCATGAATGGTGGGAGCCTGGGACAGAGCCAACAGTAGGGATAAAACAATGTGTCACGCCAAGAAATCCAGTTACAGTATTAGATAATGAATATACAAACGTTATATTAGGGGTTCAATGTGGAGAAGAGACAGCACAATGTGGGGAGGCTTTTGCGCAATGCGGAAATCAAATTGACCCAAAAGGGACTTTATTAGTAAATAAAATATTAAGAACAAGACCAAACTACACAATAGCATGTGGAGAAGCGGATGCGCAATGTGGAGAAGAGGATGCGCAATGTGGAAATTTTAATGCTTATATTGACGACACAATAAGATACATAGTTCCTAAAGATTCTAATACATGGTCTTACTTTCTATATATAGGAGATTCAATATTTGGAGATCTAGCAAGCATACCATCAAGTAGAAAAAACGAATTTGAGGAATTATGCTTAAAAATTTGCCCTACTCAACAATGGTTGGGTATACTTGTAGAATATATTTAGGAGATAAAGATGGCAATTGTACCAGAGAATGACTATGCGAATACAAACCCAGCAGATGCAAATTATACGCAAGGATCTGCAAAGAATGTCACTGCACCAAATGATGGAACAGGAACACCACTTGAAAAAGCTTGGGTAAATGACAATTGGGGATTCCAACAATCTTTATTAGATGAAGCAGGAGTATCTCCATCAGGATCACCAGATACAGTACCTACATCACAATATAAAGAATCAGTAAGAATTATTGCGAATATGAGAACGCTTTCTATAAACTTTACAGCAGATGCAGACAAGACATTAACCGCTGTTGAGAATAGATCGAGAAAACTAATTATTACTGATACGGGAGTAGTTTTAACCACTGCAAAAAATGTAATAATTGATGATGTTGAAAGAATGATTATTGTGACAAATAATACATTACAAATATTGACAATTAAAACAGCATTAGGGAGTGGCGTACAAGTACAACCAGGCATATCTATAACATTATATTGTGATGGAACTGATGTAATTAAATTTGAAACTGGAGAATTATCAACAAATAACTTCTTACATATTCAAGAACAGTATGCTGCCACAGTTAATCCTCCAATAGCAGTTGCTGGACCGCAGACAAGAATTTTAAACACAGTATTAACTAATACCATATCAGGAGCATCATTAGCCGCAACTATAATTACATTACCAGCAGGAACATATTACGCTGAAGGTCAAGCACCAGCTTACGGATCTTCTAGGGCTACAAGGTGTTGGTTATGGAACAACACCGATTCAGCAGAAGTAACACAAGGGAGAAATGCTAGGGTTGCAACTACTACTGAAGGATTTAGTGTTGATGCAAAAACAAGTGGTATTTTTACTATAGCATCTCCAAAAGATTTTAAATTAAATCAATGGATACAAGTGGCTGGCTCAACACTAGGATTTAATGTCAGTGATGCAAGAAATGAAATTTATGCAGAAATCAAAATATGGAAGGTAGGATAATATGTTTGCACTTATAAAAGATGGTATTGTAGTCCAGGCTCAACAGTATGCTCAAAATGGATTTATTAAAGTTCCTAATGATACATGTTGTGGAATGGTAGATAATGGTGATAGTACTTTTTCTAATCCAGAGAAATCACAGCCACAAGAAGAAAGTGAATTTAGAGCAGAAAGAGATCAATTATTATTAAATACAGATAAATATATGGTTTCAGATTTTCCATTAACAGCAGATCAAAAAAATGAGATTACAACTTATAGGCAAGCCCTTAGAGATTCTACAAGTGCATGGACTCTACCAGTAAAGCCAAGTTGGGCATAAGATGGTAGAAGGGCTAGAGGACAAAGAGCGTATAAGCAAACTAGAGGGAGAAGTCCACTGGGTAAAAGAAGCCATACCCCAATTATTTGAAAAAATGGATGCATTAAAAGATGTAATAAGTCCAAAGCCAATGAGTATTCCTGCAATTATAGGAATGATAGCAGGTGGAATATCAATATTAGCGGGTCTTTTTATAACGGTTATATTCATAGCAAACTCTCAAACATCGCCACTTGAAGCACAAAACAAACAACTATCAATTGCCATGCAAAATCAAGGAACGCAAATGGTGACAGCCATTCAAGCCATTCAATCAAACATGATGCAAAATACAAATCTAATTCAATTAACAAATAAAGAAGTATCAGCCATAGGAACTAAAACAGAGGAAAACCAAGGAACTTTACAATGGATGCTTTTTGAGGAAAATATACCAAAGCAAGTAACTATTCTACAACAGCAAGTAAAAGCACTTCAAGATAAAGCGCATATCCATAACTATATGACAACGAAATTAAGAGCAGGAGAAAGATAATGGCACCAAAAATACAACCGAAAAAAAAGCCAAAGACAAAACCAAAAACGCAACCAAAGCCTAAAAAGTAAAATGAAAGCTTTATACAGGAAGTACTATCAAGAAATATGGATAATATTTTTTGAGCTTTTTGTGATAAGCGTTCATATTTTTTTCATAGGAGAGTTTAATGGATAAGAAAACGAAAGATGCATTAAGATACATTATTTTAATAGCAGTATCAATGCTAACATATTTCGCAATACAAGACATAATGGGATATGCATTTACCACAAAAAATATGAGTAATGCTACAGCAGGATTATTAAGTGCAATATCGGCTTCAATTTTGGGGGTTTGGGGATACATCGTGAAGTGGTTTTTTCAAACAAAAGCGAGCGACTAAATGAGTAAAAAAGAAACAGCAGCCAAACACTTCAATGGAAATATATGGGTGACTATTGCATTTATTGCTTTAGTAGCTACATTATTATATGCATCTAAAGAGATAGGAGTTATGGAAGAAAGACTTCAATCAGCAGAAGCTACCGCACAAGTAGGCATAGCCCTTGCAAATATGGCATACGTTGGGAATAGAGCATCAGAAAAAGAGCTTGACGAACTAAAAAAAGATCAGAACAGGAGAACCTATGGACGGCATAAAACTAATTTTCCTAAGCATAGTAACAATTAGCTTTTTTACTGGATGCACAAAGTACATACACCCGCATGTCCCGCTTCCGTCACCAGTAGAATTGACAGATTTTGAATACACTATTGCGAATAAAGACCAAAATATAACAAATATTTTAAATATGCATACTTATGATTTTGTAATAATAGATCTTTCACCTTTTTATACTTATGAGTCAGAGTCAACAAACCTAAAGTTAAACGATATCAGCAGTCACGCGATTGCAGACCATCTAAACGATTTAGCAGATAATAAAGGGAAATAATGCGAGCAATAAATAAAATAATAATCCACGTTTCAGACAGCACTTTTGGAGATGTAGGGGTTTTTAAAAAATGGCATACTGATAAAAAGCCTTATGGAAGAGGATGGTCGGACATTGGTTACAATTTCGTGATTCCAAGCGGAGTAGTCCACAAATATGATGATTACGATGCAACAATGGATGGCATGATTCAAAAAGGCAGACCAGTAGAAAGAGCTGGCGCACACGCAAAAGGTCACAATAAAGACAGTATAGGTATAGTATTTACTGGATTAAGTATGGATAATATTACAGAAAAGCAGAGAATAGGAAGTATCGAGTTTATAGCATTACTACTTAAAAAGTACAGCCTAAGAATAAACGATGTAATAGGTCACTGCGAAACATGGTACGAGAAAGAACATGGATACAAAACTTGCCCTAATGGTGATATGGATAAGTTTAGAGATGATATAGCAAAGTTTTTGTTTCCAAATGAGGAAGGATAAATATGAAAGATGGTTTAATATACTATACAGGAAGCAGTAAAAGTGAAGACGGGAATCATTGGGAGTTACAAGGCATTTTTAGCGATATAGATAAAGCCAAAGAAACAATGATAGAAGGTGAGTTTGTTGTGCAGATTGAATTAAATAAGCCATTACCAAAAGAAACAATTATCCCAGATAACGCATGGTGGATGATAGACGGTGAATTAATAGAAGCAGGGTAGGCGGTGGTCGAACTCTCTCGACCATAACCATCCACATTCTCCAACCAAACTCCTGAAAAATTAACAATATAAACATTTTGACTCCTTTGAATTAAATTTTGTTGTGAGATAGATAGAAGCCGATCAATAAACCCAAACACCCAATACTCAAAGTCAATATGAGCCTCAAAAGAAAGCACATAAGAAGTAAATTCAATAGCTATCCACTTGTTATATACTTGTCTTAAAAAACTACCAAAACACCGCTCAACACAACACAAAGCCAGCAATTCGTCACAAACAACCAACTCAACCGAGACAAACCCACGTTCAATGAGCCAATCAAGATCATATTTCTTAATCCCTAAACCATAAGCCCTCTTATAAAGTCCCTTACTATGCTCACCCTTACTATGACTAGTAAATCGAATACTCTTACCAAGCTCTTTACGATAAAAACTTTTCCAGCTATTCAGTTCAATCAACTCACTATCACCAATATCTTTGCGATAGTCCTTCACCACATAATGAAACATATCAGTTTCACGCTCATCTAAGCTCACTACGCAACGACTAGACATCAATCCATACTTAGCCACCACTTTGTCATAAACACGGCTTATATCGAATTTATCAGCATCATCATCGAACCATAACTGAATATGAACATGAGGGTTATCAAAATTCTCTCCAAGCTCTATGTTTGAAAAGAACTTAATGTTATCGTTGCGTAAATTGCGTATAAGCTTATTAAAGTGGTTACGCATGTCATTTATCACTTGCATCTTAAAAAGTGCGTTCTCGTCCGAGTATGTGAATGTAATGAGCATCTTTTGTTTGTGTGAGTTGTTATGTGCGAGATCGTAGTAGTCAAAACGCTTTTGTGCGTTCTTTTTTCGGTACTGTATTAGGGCATCGTGTTCATTAGAAGCCACGAATTTGACATTGGTACAGGTTTTGCTATATAATGTCACATACGTTCCTTCATAGAATTTGGTCTTTCGTTGGTTCTTTGCCTCTCTTTGGCGAGAGAGGTTCTACTTTTTACATCTTCTTTTTTTCTTTCACAAGTTTTTCAATCAAGTTTTGCTTATATTCATAGTCATTAATTAAATGTTTAAAATCATTTTTATGTTTCAAATATCTATTAACAAATAAGAACTCTGAAATAGCTTTATGTTCACAAACAGTAAAGATATTCTCAATAAAATATTCAAGCTCATCAATGCAGTACTTAGTAAAGCTACCTTTGAAGCATAGAAATTGCTGTAGTTCTTGTTTCCAAAGCAACCTTGAAGCCTCAATTGTTTTAGAGCTATGACAAGCGGAATGAAGAATCAACTCACCATCTTCATAAACCAATATTCCACCGTAGTAACTTGGAAAGCCTTTTTTAAATTTAACAAGATGTGCAATATCTATGGCAACATAGACTATGTGAGAAAACTTTGTGTACTCTTCAAGTTGCTTCTTTAAGCGAGTGAATGTATCTCGATCTGATTTAACCTCAACCGTGATAACTTTTTTATCATGCGACACAGCGAATAGGTCAGCACGGACAGGGAGAGAGGCATGAGTGTATTCATCTTGGATATGAGCAATATCATATTTTTTGTCAAGATATTCTTTTACGGCATCTCTAATCACCAGTTCATTTGTAGGAACTATGTTCTTGGTGAACTCTTTACATATAGCATTAAACTCATGTTCCTCAACGATTTTAGCATTTATGCCATTCTTATACAGATAGCTTGGAACATCTTTTTTGTCAAAGTAGGGAATATTAAAAGTATGGTATATGCCGATTGTTTCCCACTCAACCCTTCTAATGTTAGAGGACTTAACCTCTTTAAAAGCCATAGGAACTTCTTTAAGGCTCTTATCGCTTGTGGCATAACAACCACCATATCCTTCTTCGGGAATGTATATATAGATCATAATAAATCCTTTAATTTTCCAAGGTCAAGCCTCAAAAGTACACCATTAAGATGCACTATTGAAGGTTGGGAATGCAACTAGAGCCTAAGCCCTAGCAAATATGATTAGCTTACGTATAAAGTCTCCTTTTCATTCTCAGATGCTAATCTAAAGGACTCTTTTGCGATAACTCCGTCATATTCCTTTGTTATTGGATTGTAACAATACAAAAGATTAACTCCTGCCTCATTAGAACCTTCAGCCTTTTCAATTATTACAGGTAGTTCGGGAGGGAAATAATCCTCATCAATAATAAAACCATAAGCAGGGAAATTATTCTTATCGCTCCACCATTCTTGTTTTAGTAAACCATCATCTACTTTTTTATCTTTTTCACAATCATACATATTACACCTACTTCACAATTAAATTAAAAGCAGACATTCTATCGTTCCACTCTTCGTCATGTGTAGCTAGAGGGAAAACATGGCTACACTTAGTTACTTTATTTTCCCCAAACGATTCAATGTATCCGTCTACTGACATTTCAGGTTTGCCATGACTCCCATCACTATTTCTAAATGATGCTCTTCTTGTGTAGCTTGTACCACCATCTTTCCAGACGTAAGCTTCGCCTTTTCCATTAAAAAATGCAAAATGACCTGTAAGGACTTGTCTTGAATCTCCATCTAAAGGGATAAACTGGCATGGCATATCCATTGTCAACGATATTGGATTATAGTTTTTCATAACTATTCCTTTGGTTGGGCTTACCTGTCTAGCAGTGCCAAAGACTTTAACTAACTTGTTTACTGCTTACAGGCTTCCATCTTCATAGTAAGCTTTATATCCACATTTAGGGCATACAGTAGTGCCACAAAATCTATGGTCTGTACCGTCCATTGTTCCCTCACTCCAAGATTTTTTAAGAATAAAAAACTCTCCAGTTTCATCATTGGATAATTCGACTTGGCATCCTTCGACAGCACCACAATGGTAACACTCTCCACCACTTATTCTTTCGCCTACTGTAGTTTGACCTATCCTGTGTATAATTCTAGCAATCAGCGGATAAGTTAGTCTGCTATGTTTGCCCCACTTGCAAAAATATCTCCAAGCATCATAATTTAACCACTTAAAAAATCTCCACACGGTTTCGTATAAAAGCCACCAGTGAATGTTCGGATAAGTCCATCCATAAAATTCTTTTTTAAACTTCCATCGAACTCCAAAGCGTGCACTTACCAATTTATTAAAAAAACGTCTTCTCGGTCTTACAAGTATCCATGATAAATAGTATCTAGCTTTATGCATAATAATCCTTTCCACATTGACATTCAAACAACAAACCAATATAATCATGCCGTTCGTAGAACAGTGGCATTATCAACCACAACTGCGACAAAAGAGCTTCATCACTCTTCTATCCTTGTGCCGTCTTCGGGCGGTTACACTTTCATTAACTCTGGTTTTTGTTGAATAGTGCCGATTACTTTTAAGTTTCTTATCTCATAATCAATAAAATTATATTTATCATATCCATCAAATGCATCTTCGACTAGTATTTCATAGCAAGCATCTTCTTTGTTGAATTTAACAAAACCTTTTTTGATTATTTCGTTATGTGATAGAGTTAGATAAAACTCAACTATACTTGAATCAGCATATATTTTTTTGTCGTTGATGTCTTTTTTGCCTACACAGCTAAATGCTTCTAAGTGGTCTTCATAATCAATACACGATAAATGACCTTCTTTAAATATGGCGATACCACCATCAGTTAATATTCCGCATACCTTATAGTCAATAAACTTTTTAAAGTTTTTATCCCATACAATAAATTCGTTCATATTGGTAACCTTTAAATACGACCATTATAAAATTTAAGTGGGTGATTTCGTGTGAGGACTGGTCGGGACTTCACATCAAGCACTTAAAAAAAGACAGCGTCCCGACCAAAGGCTTGAACTGTCCTTATTTAAAGGCTTTATAGTTGTGGCATAATGCAATTTCAAACTGTGCCACACAATTTCTCATAACGCTTTAGCATCTTAGCTGCAATTTCAATCTTTTTCCAAAAGTAGATGAAAGTACGAAAGGTAAACTCTAAATGTATTTTACCACAAAAGAGTGGCATAGCAAATCACCCACATAAATACCCTTAGCAATCTTCAAAAGTGTTTCTTTTGGAAACTTCTCATAAAAAGCTTTAGGCGTACCATGAACACTAAAATGCTTTTCGCCACGATCATGAATAACTAAACCAGTATGATGTTTTTTGCACAACGGAACAAGAAAGCGATCATCACGACCAACAATATCAGAATTCTTCACATGATGAGCCTCAACACCATAACAACCACAAACCAAACAAGGCATTTCGTGAACCTTATCCAAGTTTGATTGACATTTAAAGCCTAAAGTTTTATCGCTGTTTTGATGAACAAAAACCTCTTTGATTCGAGGCTCTATGCGGTCTTTGTTTTTTTGGCTTATTGGTTCGCCTTTTATTCCTGTTCTTTTTGGGAAGAAATCACGTTTAGCCAAAATAGAATCCAATTAGAAAAGAAATAATAAAGATAATGACAATAGGGATTAAAACGGATAATTCAAAAGGGCTAGGATAGTCTATTTTACCACAATCAGGGGTAAAGTCGCTAAGACTAGGTTTTTTATTATTCACAATAAATCATTCTTTAAATTTTTGATACCATAATACTTGCGAGGAATATTATCAAGATCGCCCTTACAGACCTTATAAATATAAAAACCAACAAATAAAGTAGCCAAAGCAATCATTGAAAACATAACCAACTCAAAATAAAATAAATCCACAATAATCCTTCATTCAATACTTCTTAATTTCAATGTTATCTAAGCGTCCATAACACATTTTAATAAAAGACAATTTAGCATCATTTAGAGTTTTTAAATTCATAATAGTGGTAGGCATGCCACCTTCGCCTTTAATATGAAAGCCATTGCCATCCTCAGAGATATACCAACCACGCATAACAACACTATTCTTAGCGACGAGATACTTTTCTTCGTCAGCTATAATAGAGGCAAGAGTAGGAGTAGGGAAATATTGGATATCTTTTTGTTGAAATAAAAATACCGTAAAAACACCAAATATAAAACCACTAAACCCCGCTAGCGCAAATAATTCCATAACAATCCTTTTTTAAATGAGAATAAAATAATATCATTTTATCAAGCCAAGTAGTCCTATGGTAATAGGAGTAAGTGCCATAATAATACCCGCGAACAAGAAAATTAAGAGCATAGTATCTTCACTTTTAATACGTTTCATTATTAGACCTACACTATTTAATAAAAAATGAAATCAAAGATTTTATAATGCTAATAAAACCGATAGATACAGAAATAGCCACGGCTACAACAATAGGAGAGAACCATTTAGTCTCATACCATAGGTAAAAAGTCTTATAGGTTATAAACAAAATAGAGATGCCAATAAAGAAACTAATAACATCAATGTGATTAACAAAAAATTCTTTCAAAATAAATCCTTTAAATTTTTACATACAATGCAATATCATAGGATACTGCAAGCCAATAGGACTGAACGGAATATTGTCCTCATCTATATCATACTCAGGAATACTCTGTTGAGGTTGATAGCTAGGCTGTTGAGGCTGACCTTGTGGCTGTTGCTGTGGAACGTGTTGACTTGCATTGTCCTGTGGTATGGTTTCGTGTTGAGGTTGAGGTGGTTGATATGGTTGGTCTTTTGGGGTGTTATCTGTACGGCTATCAAGCATAGTCATACTCTCAACATTAAGATTAAACCCATACTTTTTAACACCTTGACTGTCAGTGTAATCCTCATTTTCGAGAGAACCTTCAAGGAGAACTTTGCTTCCTTTTCTCAAATATTGGTTGGCGATTTCAGCTGATCTAGCCCACATAGTAAATTTAAGCCACAAAGTTTTTTCGCCTTGTGAACCATCAGACTTTTTAAATTTTTTACCAACTGCTATTTTAGAAGTTGCGATTGCTGTACCGCTTTGAGTGTACCGAAGAGAAATATCTTCGACAAGATTACCTTGTAGTATTACTTTATTAAATCCCATCTTTCTTATCCTTATTTTTTTCTCGTTTTAAACGCTTTTTTATTAGGGTTGATTTACTCATTATTTCTCCCCTGTACTTCCAAAGCCACCATCACGCTCAACTTCTGTTTCAATACCAAACAAATAAGCTTTATGCTCTAAGAGTGTTATTTGACCGATACGATCACCTTTTTTGATTTTATATGCTTTAACTTCATCATGATTTTCAGGCAATTCATCTTCATTTATTTCACAACCATCATAAAGTAAACAAACTCCATTGCTTGCGTTTGGATTATGAACAATCATCTTAATCTCTTCTTTGTAGTCAAGATCAATAACACCAACACCATTAGGCAAGATAAGACCTTTTAAGCCTAGAGAGCTTCTTAGCATTAGTTGTAGGTAGTGGGATAACTTAAAGTTGTCACTACTCTTTTTAACCATCTTTTCATAGAGTGAAACTGGATAGTCTTCATTGTTGAGAAGCATCTGAACTCTTGCATGTTTTTCTGAGGTTTTTTCAATATCTGCAATAGCAATACCAAGACCAATCATCTTAGTTTCGCCAGCACCTATAACCATATCTTCATTGGCATAAACATCAACACAAGCAGAGAACTTACTGCCTTTAGTTGGGAGTTTGCCTTCGTTTACTGATTTAAACATTTTTTTCCTTTAAAATAATTGTGGGGTTCGAGTATCAAACCGACCTATGCCATCTTGCTTCATAGTAAGCTCGTCAGGAGTCATAACAGCTTTCTTAGAGCAAACAGACGATGAATCAACGATAAGCCCACCAAAGTAAGTATTTACGTCACTAGCATCAACGGATGAGTTAGTGCCGATAGCTTTCTTCATGCCACAGTCAATAGACAAAGAGCAGTTGTCGCAATTAATATTAAAAAAATCATCACGGTCTTGGATTGAGTTTAATTCTATCATAATTATGCCTCCATCTTTGGAAGCTCTTTTGGTTTTGTTTGGGGTTCTACTTCAGTCTTAGTGCCTCTACCAAGTTCTGCCTCATCATGAAGACCTGTGATATCAAAAGCTTTTCTCAAACACTGGCTTTCAGCAACTTTTTTAAGCATGGTATGTGGCTTGTCTTTCCAAAACTTAGTAGCAGTTCCATCTTGCTTTTTTTGAGCATATTCAGAATAATTAACCTCGACAACAAAAGGTCTTTCAGTATCGGTTCGATAAACGGTAGCAGTAGCAACTAAGTCTTGCGTAACAGTCCACTTGCCTTTATCTAACATTGGAATATCCTTAATAGAACATTCGCTTTCAATGCCACCAAATTTGCCGGTTCTGTGAGCTAATGTAAGGAAAGACCCACGACCAGCAAGAGGCTCAACTTTTTCAACCCAATCATTACCGACTTTTGATCGTCTTGGAACAAAGTAAATTTGCTGAGTAATAGGGTTAAGATTATACTCTTTAGCAACATTCATGCAAAAAATCATATCCTCATTTGAAGTATTAGGGGGAAAAAACTGTTTCATGATAACAGATTTAGCCTCTACAGTTAGCCACTCAGGGCTAGAATCATCACGTTTCTCAATAGGTAGGTTTTTATTTTCATCCACAATTTATCCTTTTTAGTAATTAGATTTTCTATATTCAAAACTATGTGCTGAATATGAAAAGAGATCATCGAACAGAAGATTTATGTCGTCTTCACCATGTTGTGCTTGATTTTGCTTAAACTCAAAATAGTCCTTAAGACGATTCTGATAAATTGACCGACCTTTTTCAAGTAGTTCCTCAGTGATGCGAACACCAAAGACAAGATAAGGCTCACTATTGCTTTGGCATATCCAACCACAACGCTCAACTATCATGTTGTGACCCATAGAAACCAAGGCATCAAAGTAGAAAGCTAAAGACACATGATAGTTATAAGGCTCGATAAGCTTCTCAAACTCTCTTTGATTCTCGGCTTTAGTGGTTTTGAAGTCCTGCAACATGCCCCAATTAAGATTAAGAATATCAGGTCTAATTCTAATTGTAACATTAAACGCTTCGTACTTATGGAAAAATGACACTTCCTTTTTGGTATTACGGTTAAAAAGTAACCAACCAAAAATTAGGTGAACTAGCTTGGCTCTAGTCTTAGCAGTATCAATATCACCTTGACCGACAACTACCTTATCAGGGTTTTCTTCACGTTGCTTATCGGCTTGCTTCGTACTCATGCCAACTGTCTCACATTCGATGTAGTCTTTATCAACTAAATCGGGAAGCAAGATAGCATCATGAATAAGAGAGCCAATATCGTAAGCATTTTTGCGAACTTGAAAAAACTTACGATTATCGTAGATAGTATTTGACAATCCCATGAGGGGAAGTTGTGTGCTACTTGTAGCTTCATGAGAGTGGTACATCTCATTTGATAATCCTTCAAGCATGGTATTGAAATGCAAGCCATCAAGAACTAGAACATCATTATTGAGATGATCTAAAACATTTTCAACCTCAACATCAATAAAATCATCTTCATGAAATTCTAACATTACAAAGCCTCAACAGAAACAAGTTGACTAGCATCAATACCAAATTCAAGAAGACTCTTTTTGACCTTATTAGCAACCGCATCATCAGGTATATTTGTAGGAACTGGAATATCAAAAGTAGCCACAACACGAACAACTTTTTTACCTTCAACTTTTACAGGCTCTTTCTGTTCCTCAACAGTTCCTTTTTGTGGTTCTGTATATGTGGGAACAGGTTGCTTTGTTTCAGTAGGAACAGCAATAGAACTACTTGGAACGTCTTTTTGTTCTAAATCTTTCCGTTGTTGTTCTAGTGCATCTTGCTTTTCTCGTTCCAATCGTTCACGTTCTTTTACGCGATTAGCTTCATCCTGCTCGGAACGTTTAAGTCGGTCTGCTTCGATAGCATATTGAATTTCTTTGTTGCGTTGGATTTCAGCTTCTTTGATACGTAAATCTTCTTGAGCTTGCTTACCTTTAGAAACATCTATCATAGCCTCAACTTTATCACGAGAAGACTTAACAAGGTCGCCGATAGAAGTAAGACCCGTAGCATTAACTAAAGGCTCAACATTAACTTCACGAAACTCTAATCGAATATCAGCCTCATCATAAAGACGGTTAAGCTCTGTAACAAGTTTAGTACGATGGGCTTCTTTTGATTTATCAGTGAAGACTTTAACCTTAGATTCAATCTCATCACGTTTAGCTTGACACATAGCCTCGAAGTCTTTGAAAGTGCCTTTGAACTTATTGATGTCGTCACTCTCTTGCTCGACCTTGAACTTAGAAAAGTCTTTGATTTGAGATTTGATTTTATTAAGGTCTGCCATAACACCTTTAGCATCTTTAACGGTTTCAGGAGTAACAATAAAGTTATACTCAGGTTTAGCAAGTTCAGCTTCAAGTGATAGCGTTAATTCTTGCACCTCATCATTGCCGATTAGAGTGGCAATGCTTTTTCTTTTATCTAGGGTTATTAAATCACTCATTGGTGCTACCCTTTAACGCTTTTGACAAAGCCATAGCTCTTTGACCGATACCATTCATAGAAGATTGTTTTTTATCATACCACTCTTTGACAAACTCTTCTTTTTTGGCTTCATCTTCAATTTTGTCAAGTGCTGAAAAGTAAAGTAATCTATCATCAGCATCACCAAGGCAAACAGTAGATAAGCACTCTCCAATTTTAACTTTGTTACCACCAACATAATCAGCGAAGTCAAAATCAAACTCTTTCTTAAAAAACTCAATAGCATTATCACCACCAAAAGCAGTCATTGGAACTTCATAATCGGTATCATCTGATCTTGTAGCATACATACCTTCACCAAGAGCAAATATGGAAGCAGTAAGTAAAGCCATATCATCAGTCTCAATCGTGTAAGCATCACTTGGGTTTATAATTTCGTGTATCATCTTCTATCCTTTTTTGTATATGTAAGAGAAAGTATAGAGGATTAAAGCTTAAGAAAGAATAAAAGAAACTACTTTAAAACTTAAGGAAAGAACAAGCTTAAAAATGTAACAATACATTCATAAGTTTTTAAAATTAAGGAAAAAATATGGCAAAGCAAGAAGTGATACCAGTAAAAGACAACGTGAAAAAAGCCTTTATGAAATATTGTAAAGATAATTTTTTGAAACAAGGTCAAGCTATTGAGAAATGGATGACAGAACAGAACTATCTAAATGAAGATGGAAGCTTGAAGGAGAAGTAATGATAGAGGTATTAGAAGAAAAGAAAAATTTTTTAAAAGTTCAAAAGAAAAATGGCAAAACACTAATCAAAGTAAAATGTAAGCAGACCGAGGATGTGTTATATCTTGGGATTGAAAATCTAAGAGGAAATAAGTATTTTTATTTTATTCCATACTCGAAGCACATATCAAATGATTGGGAGCAGTTAGCATTTTCGTCAAAAGTAAAAATGGAAACGATATATAGACACTACGATTTTTTCAATGTAAGCGTAGATGAGTTAGAAAAAAGATGTGCAGTAAAATGGTGTGAGAGGTACAAATAAAATGAAACACACACTAAGCTACACAATCATAATAGGAACAACAATACTCTTGCAGATGCACTCTATCAGTTTTTGGCGAGATGTATCAGGATATGAGAGTGGCTTAGTGTATTCATTGATGATTGAAGCCGTAGCGATTTACTTTTGGTATAACAAACATGAGATTCTAGCAACATCAGCTTCTTTAGTAGTAGTAGGAAGTGCATTGTTTAGTTTGGCATCGGGAAGTATTGATTTGATCGAAGATAAAAAAGTAGAGAGTGAAAAAGAGAAACAGCTAAAAGTTTTGACTGAAACACTTGACAGCATTAAAGATAAAAAATACCCGATTACGATACAAAAAACAATGAAGCAAATGGAGTTATTAAGAAACTCTATGAGCGAGACGGTGGTTGATAAAAAAGAGCCAATGTTTATCACTTGGATTAAAATAATCGTTCAAGCTTTTGCCTTAGTGCTTATAATGTTAGCTCAGATTTTAGCGATAACAAAAGTTAGAGTTGCGGGAACAACATCACCAAAAAAGGAGAACACAGAACATGAAGCAATAAAAGCGGAACAACCAAAGAAAAAAGCTAGGAACGCTGTTCTAAATAGCGAGAACGCTGAATTAGCGAGGGAACTGTTACAGCTAATCGAGAAAAAGAGATTGGAACTAGGCTACTTAACTAGGAACAAATTTATAGTAACTGTGATAGTAGATGAGAAGCCATTGAATAAAAACGTACCTACAAAATTAGGGTATGTAATGAATGGAGACATAAACGCATACAGTCTATCAAAAATGAAATTAGTAAAGGAAGCAATCGAAACTCTTTAATCTCAAAACGTATGGGAGTACGAAATGAAATTAAAAGTAGAAAAGTGGTTTGACAAATTAGAAGGTTATCTGAACGCTGTAGGCGAAAAGATATTTTAGAAGTATAACATAAAAAGGAATTGAGATGAAGACAGAATTAGAAAAACTATTAAAAGAAAAACAGTACAAGTTCTATAAAAAGAACGGAGTGGTTATAGTAACGCACCAAGGAAACGTCGACCTCGAAAGCCTAACAAGCATCACAACCGATATCAAGTTCGAGAACCAAGGAAACGTCGACCTCAGAAGCCTAACAAGCATCACAACAAGAGGGATGGAATTATCACTAAAGCACGTTGATGGATACACGATGATAGTAAACTCAACAAAAGAAAAAGATGGCTTTATAATTTACTCAGCACGATTCATGGGCGGTGGGGAAATAGAAAAGCTAAAAAAATGTTTCGTAGTAGAAAAAGGAGAATTTTACTCACACGGAGAGACACTAAGAGAAGCAATTGCAGATGTAAATTTTAAGTATATGCAAGAAAACTTTGATTTATCGGAATTGATAAAAGAGATCAAGGATAAACAAACGGTTTCAGTAGAAGAATACAGACTATTAACAGGTGCTTGCAAGATGGGAGTTTCACAATTCATGGAATCAAATAAAATCACAGTTGCAGAATTACCACTTGAAAAAGTATTAGAGATTACATCAGGTGCTTATGGTGGCAGTAGAATCAGAGAATTATTAAGCTAAAAGGATATGATATGTCAACATACGACAGAGTATTTAAGCGTGATTACTTTGACGGTCATGCGTACAGAAATAGAATAAGCTTAAAAGTGATGATTTTGGAAAGATATGAGATGGCATCAATATTTATGAGAGAAGCCTTTGAAATACTTGAAAAGAAATGGAGCAAATAATGACTTTAGGAACGGGTTCAATGTTCTTCTTAGCGATAGGCGGAAGCATAACGGGTGCAATATTGATTTATATGGCATACCAAATGGCAACTAGAAAAAGCACATGGAAAGATGATGACAGTATAAGTAACTATTGGGGGAAGAAATGACTAATAGAGAACTTATAGAAGCCTACATGACAGCTACGACAGTTGGAACATATATTACAGCAGATGTATTACAGTCTGTCGCAATTAGCAATCTCAAACAACGTAAAGTATGGTGGGTATGATGGAAGATATAGAGATTAACCAACACCAAGCCAAAGCATTTAGCAATAACGCTGATATGCTGTTGTTGCCTATAGACAGCAAGGCAATCCAAAGCTCTGATATCCATAAGACAGTTGGAGTAGAGAAATCTATACTACCGTTTCTACCTCTCCAAGAAGGTGATGAGGTTTATTTTCAAGAGGAGTTTCGTAATAATGAATATGGTGATATAGAGTACAAAGCTTCTAAGTTTACAACTCCAGTAGCTTCGCACTTAAACGCTAATCAATGGGAACCTGCCTCAGAAATGACTTATGAACAATCTCGTTTCAAAGGTACTGTTGTATCTGTAGAGGTTAAGAGAGTGCAAGAGTTAACAGATGATTATATTTCAAGAACTAATTCCGATTATTGCAATGATTGTGGTGGTCTTGATTATTGTAATAATTTTAATGAGAATAAAGTATGTGGGATGGCTGATGGTTTTAAAGATTGGCTCAACTCTCAACACGGCAAAGGCTTCTACGAGAAGAGCCCATACATAGCTTTAGTCAAATTAAAGATGAAGGATAAGTAGTGGAAAGAATTACTAGAGAAGAGATAAAAGACCTACTTATGAAATATCACAAAGATACAAGCGTATCCATGAGTAAGTATTCAATGGAGGCTGATATAGATAGTGTAGCCGATTATATCGAACACCTAGAAAACAAAGAACTCACTTACTGTGAACATGAAAATGCGAAGCTACGGGAACAGTTGGGGAAATATTCTGATTTAAAGTTTGAAGATATGCCAAACTCAACGGAATTAATAGAACACTGCGATCAACGCTTTGAGATTGAAAGTTCAAAACGAAAAACATATGAACTCCATAAGCAATCTTTTATGAGTGGTTATATGAACGGCTTTATGGCTAGCCCATCTAAAGGTGAAGTTTCATTACAGTTATTTAAAGATAAGTTTTTTAGCGTTATGTATGGTAATGATATGGATGCTATGGGAAAAGTAAAATATCAGTTACATAGAAAAATCATAGAATGGGAACATGAAGCACTAGAGAGACTTTATAGTTCAGTCACAGTCACTAAAGTAAAGAAGGATTAGAAGATGAGAACTTTTCAAATTATAATATTCATATTAGCAGGTCAATTATTCACATGGTATGTAAACTTTTTACTGTATGGGAAAATTGTTTTTACAAGTGGATTTGGCTTTGGTGGTGGGATAATGATATTTGTTAGCATCGCTGGATATATGTTTTACCTTGATATTATAAAGGACAACTAATGTTTAAAGCAGATAGATTAGACAATGGTGAAGAGGTTGAAGGGCTACTAAGTAGTAGTGGAGGTAAGTCAATAATAGTTACAGATTTTCATGTTGAGATGGGGGTCGGTGCTGGTGGTTTTAAAATCAACCCACAAACCCTAAAACAAAAAGTAGGTGAAAATTGGTACTCAAAAGATGAGCTAGAAGAGTTAGTTGCACTTGGTGAGCGTGTTAAGGATATCATGCCGACAGAAGACGAAATTGATGAAATAATAGAAGAGGCTGGGCTATCTGATAAGCTTTTAACAGAAGACCAAATAGAAAAGATTTTAAAAGATGATTAAGGAGACATTATGATTAGTAAGGAATTATTTAGAAAAGTAATGAATTTTGATGGTGAGATAGGAACTTTAGAAATAGACAAAGAATACCCTACCTTCATAAACTATTCAAGCCACTTAGGTCGTGATATTTATAGCGGAGAAATCAACATCTACGAACTAGCTCATAAGTGTAAAGAGTGGGCTTTTGAGCAAGGAGTTGAAGTGGTAACGTACAAAAGAGCATATCAAACATACAGAGCTTTACCTAAAGGATTAAAAGATATTCAAACACCTGAAATCACAGAGGATTCAGAACCAGAAGCAGTATTTGAAGCTTGCCAATTTGTTTTAGACCACAAGATGATTAAGGAAGAGGAGTAGGTTATGGGCAGAGAGATTAAGTTTAGAGCGTGGAGAAAAGAAGAAATACCAACAATGCTAAAGCATGATGAAGTGTATTTTCATGAGTTTATGGATATTAACGACCAGTTTGAAGATGAAGATTTAATTTTCATGCAATTCACAGGCTTAAAAGATAAAAATGGTGTTGAGATTTATGAGGGTGATATTTTAAAAACTCCGAATGGTGATTGGGGTGTAATAATTTACAGAACACATGGGTTTGAATTAACAGTAAGTGAAACTGACACAAGTTTTTATCTTGCAGAGTTTTATGAAAGCTCAGAAGTTATCGGCAATATCTACGAAAACAAAGATTTACTAACATAGGTAAATAACAACCATCCCTACCTATGTTTTAGGTATATGAGTAAACAGGGTCAGTAAAGACCTTTAACAAATCGAAAGGGTATATCTTGAAAGATTTATTTGCAAACGGTGAAGGTGGAGATTTTCTATCAGGTTGTCGTTCAGTAGTATGTAAGCCAGTTGGTTGTGATGAACGTGATGGCTAACGATGTAGCTAGAGTTTAAGCAGTTGTGGCATTCTTTGATGTAAGTCCACATACCTACCCCATTAAGTTGGGATAAGCTAACCCCTTAAGTGTGGGATAAAAGGATAGGTAATGGGAACATTCGATGCGTGGCAAGAAGAAGGTGGAGAATTAGAATTAATTTGCGATAAGTGCGAAAGCCCTCACTATTTCGAGGTAGATAATTATACTTGTGAAGATACAGAATATGAAATCACTTGTAACAATGAAATATATAATGAAGAAGATAATGATGGAGAAAGTCTATGCGGTAATGTGATTAAATTTTTTGTAAAGACAAAGCAGTTAGCAGGAGTTTCAAAAGTAGAAAATGGGTCATGTGGTTACATAGTTTAGGGCTTCGGCTCTAGTTTATTATAGAGTCAACTAAGGTTGGTTCTTAGTAAAAGGAGATAGAGATGAAAAGACCATATTTTAAAGCAGAAAATTCAAAAGAGATTGCAAAAGAAGTTCACAATAAGAACTTTGAAGATGCAAGGATAACAGTTGATATGCTTGAATACGTAGCGAGAAACTGCTATCGATACAGTGATGGGTATGAGTTAGCTAAAAAGATTGAGGACTCGTACTATGTAGATATTGACACAATGATTGTTGAAATGCTTGACTATATACCTACTTTAGTTGGCAGAGAACAAGACAGACTGGAAAGACAATGGGTAAAAGACAATGGTGTAGAACCACTGTTGAAAATTGGGTGCGAAGTGTCTTATCAAAGAGGAAGCGAAGTAAAAACAGGCACAATAGATGGGATAAATTTAGAAGTAGCCAAGTATTACGTAACAACAGATAAGCCGAGCGCAAGAGCAATAATCGAATACGAGAAAGTTCTTTAGTGAAACACATACTAATCACCCTATTAATCATCTCATCGGCTAAAGCACTAACATATGAGCAGATAAAAGCTAAAGACACGATGAGAAAAATATCTTTAGAATACTTGCCTGAGTTTAGAACGCTAATGGATAACTTCTTAGAAACAGAAAGTAGCTATTGTATAAACTCAGATGGTGATGATGGAAAAAGTAAAGGGTGTTTACAATTAGGATGGAGAGCTTCTTATGATGTAGCAAACAAGTATCCTAAAAAGTATGGTCACTTTAAAGAAGTCAGCAAAGAGACTATTTTGGAGTGGCTAGAGCATGATGACAAGCTAAACATGACAATAGGTGTCCTCTACTTCAAGATACTGCTAAAACGTCATAAAACGATTGATATGGCTATTATGGCTTATAATGGATTGAGGTTAAAGAGTGGTAAGCTTAATAAGCCTTACTTGAATAGAGTATTAAATAAAAGGAATAAGAAGTGAAAAAATGCATAATATGCGAAAAGCCATTACCGCCAATCAAGAGAACACTCTGCGGCGATCAAAAATGCAAAGGGCTAAGAAGTGCCGAACTTGAACTTAATTACAAAGGTACAAGAAAAAAGTTAAGAAGTGAAAAGTTTTCTCAATCAATGCAAAAATGTCAACTAGAAGGATGCGACAATAATTACATGCAGATTAGAAGAAACATGAAATATTGCTGTCAAGATCATCAACAGGAATATAACAAAAGAATGTATACAGCAAGGCGTAAAAGCGGTAAAACGCAACAACCAAAACAAGCCAAGGAAGTATACAAAAGAACATGTGAATACGAATATTGTAATGTTGAATTTGAAACTACAAATCGATTAAAACTATATAATACCCATAAATGCAGAAAGCTAGAATCATATAGAAAGATCGTAAAGAATCCGAAAAAACCAAAAGAAAGTGAGGTATCAAAAGTGAACGGAACAGTACTTAAAAGCGCACCAAAAAAGCTAACAAAGTTAGAAAAAGAGATGAAGCAGCTAGAAAAAGAGTTTTCAAGCACAGGAACACCACGAGCAGAAACACCAAAAAAAGATGAGATAACACCAAAACAAAGAAACATGATCGATGAGCATATCGCAAAACATAGCGTTAAAACAGCGTAATTACAAAACATACCTACTATCTCCACAATGGAAAGCCAAACGCAAAGAAGTCCTAAAGCGTGACGGCTACCAATGCACAAAATGCGGATCAAAAGCGTCTGCAAGTGCATCACCTCAATTATAAGACCATATTTAACGAAGATTTGAGTAGTTTAGTAACGCTATGTAGACGACATCATAGAGAAGCTCATGGGATAACATCATGGTATGTGAAAGTTTTAAATGCTTTATATGGGGGCTTGCTTGCTTTATTGGCTTTTTCTTTGATAGTTATTCACTTTTAATTCACTTATGTGAAAAAGAGAATGGCGGTGTTTACTGTGTATATACTGAGAGAAAGCTTGACTTTTCTTTTTATAGTGTGGTATCATTTGATATCTTAAAAACAAGGAAAGAAGATGAGAAAAGTTAAACTTGCACTATTAAGTGTGATTACGATGTTTATGTTTACGGGATGTTTAAGCCCGTCTAGTGTTGATGCAGGTGAAGAGGCTGTTCTTATTTATAAGCCGTGGATTTTTGGGCATGGTGGAGTAGATGAAACACCAGTTAAGACAGGTCTTACATGGACTGTTTGGAGTACATCAGTTGAGCGCGTAACATTGCTTCCATTTAACATTGACGAGGTGTTTGATGACCTAGTGACGCAGGATAATAACCCTGTAGACTTCAAGTTGCACTTAACGTTTAAGCACGAAGAGGGTAAAACGCCTATTCTCGTTGAAAAATTTGGAAAACATAAGTGGTATAAAAATAAAGTAAGAGAGCCACTAAGAAATTCAGTAAGATCATTTACAAAAAATCACAAAATGTTTGATATGACAACAAATGGAAGGACTACAGATGCATTACAGGAGATTGTATCAGAAGAGGTTAGAAAATTTCTAAAAGCCGAAGGCATACCAACTCAGTTAGTAAAAGTAACAGTAGGTAAAGTTATGCCACCACAAGCGGTAATTGATGCAACTATACAAACAGGTGTTCAAAAGCAGAATGTGAAAACACAAAATGAACGCGTTAAAGCAGAAAAAGCTAGAAAAAATGCAGAAACGGCATCTGCAGAAGCAGATAAAGCATACATGAGAGCTATTGGAATGAACCCAGACCAATACCTAGCCATGAAGCAACTAGACAACCAAAAGCTTGCAATTGAAAGTGGTAGCCAAGTTAGTATTATTATGGGTAACGCTCAACCAATGTTTAAGGTTAAGTAGTGAAGCGATCAGCATTTACGATGATTGAATTAATATTCGTCGTCGCAATCCTAGGAATTCTGACATCAGTAGCTATACCAAAATTAAAGGGAGTAGCAAAAGAGGCAGAAGAGAGAAAGCAAGAAAAACAACAACAACCTAGCGAAAATGCTGGGTCTGAGTATAAGTAGGCTTAACCGCCTACTAACTCTTTAACCATGCTTTATAAATAAGGCATAAAGAGGAGTTAAATTGAAAATATCAAACAGAGAAGCATACCAATCGGCAAAACTAACCGAGGGGCAATTCTACGCACTAAAAAAACAAAAGCCAAGACTTGTAGAACTCCTAAAAAAAGGGCTACTAGCCGAGAAGCTACTAAAAGAAGAGATATTCGAGACTATGATCAAGGGAAATAATAAAAGATGACCTCATTACAAATAACAGCAATATCAATCACAATATACATGGTAACACTAAGACTAATAAGCACATGGATAGTAAATCATTACGATAAAGAGGATTAAAACATGAAATGTGACGCAGAATGCAGCAACAAAAACTGTAAAGCTAAAGTAGAAAAAGGCGAAACGTGTGCATGTGTGGATTATAGCGATAAGTGCGAGAGCTACAAATCAATCGACCCAACACACGAGGAAAAGCATAAAGCAAGTGTAAAGCATATTGCTAGAGTTTTGCCTCGTAGTGGGGATTATAATTTTTAGAGAAAAGCAAAATACGCTATCATAGCACCAAGGAAGCACCATGATAGAAGTAGACACAAATCAAATAAAAGAACTCCAAGAAGACTTAAAAGTTTTCGCTGATAGAGCATACCCTTTCGCAACCAAACAAACCATAAACAGATCAGCATTTAAAGCGCAACAAATATCACGTGAGATCGTAAAAGATGAGATGATACAGCGCAATAAATTCACAGTACAGAGCATACAAGTAGACCAAGCAAGAACGCTAAACGTCAACAGACAAGAGGCAACAGTAGGCTCAACGGCTGATTATATGGAAGATCAAGAGTTTGGTGGCTCTAAGAGTAAGTCAGGCAAGCAAGGTGTATCAATAGCCACATCATACTCAGCAGGTCAAGGAGAGAGCGCACAGCCTCGTACAAGACTATCAACAAAGCCCAATAAGTTAGCAAGTATTAGACTTAAGAGGCAAGGGACCAAAGCACGTAGCCGTAAGCAAAAGAACTTCATAGCCATTAGAGAAGCCGCGCAAAGCGGTAGCAAGTACGTGTACTTAGACTTAGGCAGAAGACAGGCCATCTTCAAGGTGATAGGCGGTAAGCGCAGACCTAAGATAAAGATGGTGCATGACCTAACACGTAAGACAGTTGTTATACCTAAGAACCCTTGGCTTGCTCCAGCTGTTAAACAAACAGAGAAACATATCCCACAGATATATAAAGAGTCGTTAGAGTTTCAGGCTAAGAGGGCTGGACTGTTCCGATAGAAAAACGTTAAGGTACTGTGTAGCCACCCCCACCCCCACGCAGTTTTGATTCCGACG